CACTTTGTATCTCCTTTTGGTTGGGGAATGAATACACACTCGTACTGATGCCGCACCCCCTTGGCATCGACGTAGGTTTCACCACAGCCAGCCATCCACTCGATGAACAGGACAGCCAGCATGGCGGCGAAGGCAACAACCCCCAAGGCAGTGAAGAACCAGTGCAGCACTCGCTGCCACAGGGGTGGATTGATGGATATGCCCATTGGAGGGATGGCTGTCGGCTTGGGTCTGCGGTTAAAGATCATCGGTATGAACCTCCTTTGTTGTTGATCCCTTTGAGGTCTTCCCTGTCAGTGCAGAGGAAGTAGTTGGACTTGTGCATCGGCACCACAGTACGCTTGACCTGACGTGCCAATATCTCTCCACAAGCCATGCAAGTGGGACGCAGAGCCTTGGCCCTGTGCGGTTCCACTCGTACTGCATAGCAGTGGGTGCAGATGGGGAGATGGTAGTGGGTCATTCGTCGTTCTCCACTCCTGTAAAGTTGAGCTTCATGGTGTGTACCCAGTAGTCGGCTTCGGTGCCACCGTGCCGATAGTTGCGGATGTATGCAGCCCTTGCTGCATAGGCTTGCTCCATGTCGGTATGCACCGACAGCAGTGTCGGGGTGTCATCCCCTAGGGACTCCACCACCCAAACGTGTGTCATCACAGTCATGCTTCGTTCTCCACTCGTTGATAGGCGGTCAGCCAGTGCCGACCGACGACGTAGCCGATGTGTACAGAGCGGCCATCCTTCTTGTCCACGTACATCTTGGACACACGGCTTCCCCCCATACCGATCTGGCTCCTCAGTTCCTTGACAGTCTTGGCCCACCAGTGGCTCCCCCACTGGTCGATGAACAAAGTCGGTTTGCCGTTCACGCTGCCTCCAGATGAAAATCAGTCTGTTGAATGGAACCAAGGATGCGTTCCTTGGCGATAGCTTTGAACCCCCCATGGTAGAGCCGCAGCATCCATGCCGTGGACAGCAGCACAGTGGGGCAGTGGGGATGGGTCTGGCTCCGATGCTTGGAAGTCGTCACAGAGTGGCGATCCTCGTTCTCGTACCACGTCTCATTGACATGGATGAACAAGGGCCAGTGGTTACCGTAGCTGAACACGGCATAGCCACTGTCCCCCGGATCACCGCTAGACGGGGTGACACAGAAGTAAGTAGCAAACAGGTTGTTGCCCTCGAATGGATGGATACGCTTGACGTACTGTCTGGCATCACGGTTGGCTATCTTCATGGGTTCTCCGATAGAAACGGGGAGTGAGTCGGCACTCCCCACACCGCTTTACATGATGCTGAACGCCGACTCATCGTCGTCGTAGAACCACATCGTGTAGGAATAGATGCTTCCCTCAGTGCTGAGGAACACACCGTGAACAGGCTCAGAGGAGGAGTCCTCCTCCAAACCAGCGGATTCCAGCGTCTCAAAACGCTGATCGTTCATGCTGATAATCATTTCATCAACACCCTTGCTTCAAAACCAGCGTCAACAAGCCGCTGTAGGAAAGCACAAGCAGCAGCGTCACGTTTGAACCAACGGAAGTACATCATGCTTCCATCAATCCACTTGACAATGAACCGATTCTGCTCGGCACGGCGCTTGCGAGGCGCTTTGTAAGGGGCAGTTGTAACTTTCATCGCTTTCGCTCCAGTGAAAAGTGCAGTGTGAGACGGCACACTGCAAACCGTTGTCATCAGGCCAGCTTGGTGACCATCACCTTGACAGTGCCCGGAGCCTTGCGCTCTGGAAGCAGAGCGATGTAAGGTTTGCCGTAACGGTCTGTCATCAGGACAGGAGTGTCGCCATTGGCTTCCGGCTTGAACACTCGGACTTCCAACTTGTGTTTCTTGCCGAGTGCCACCATCGTCTTGTAAAGTTCAGCAACATTGTTGCTGTCGAAATTACCACTGTCATCAGGCTTTACAACAAGCTGCTGCTTGCTGTTGCTATACACAGAAACTTTACCTTGATAAATCTTTGCCATGATAGGCTCCTTAAAAGGTTGGTTAACAGGGTTTACAAGGGGCTTCGCGGCCCAGAACCAGTCTCGCCCAGGTCGGCCCCGGCGTCAAGTGCCGACCTGTTTTCCAAGAAAAGCGGTCGCTGTAAAGTAACTTTAAGCGAAGGATCGCGTTTGATCTAACTTTACGGGGTACACGATCTATAAAAATCTGTCAAGTTAGATTGGACTTAGATCGTGCAAGTTGTTGATTTTAAAGGATATTGCACTGCACAATCTAGATGATCTACGTTTTTTGAAGTAATGTCCCACATTTTTAAGAGGCGCAGAGTGATGTAAAGCAGAAATTTCAACTCAATTACGGGAGTGCATCTGAAAAACATAGATTTTCTATATCAACTATATCATCTTTGTGGATAACTCATGTGGCATATCTTCGCAAGTGGTTGATTTCATTGAGTTTTTTCAGTACTTTACACGTAAAGTGTGTCAAGTTACACGATCTAAATTTGAAAATTCGTGTCAGTTTAGACGTAGATCGTGTAGATTGTGTCAGTTTAGCCACGAAACTTTACACAATCACTTGAAATGCGCGGTGTAAAGCGGCGCTAAAGTGCGAGCCGTGACCCCCCGACGTATAGTCCTACGTAGTAGGAACATAAAGCAGGCATCGACCCCCCTCATAACGCCTGTTCGCCCGCACGCAGGGCAAAAAGAAAGGCCGCTTGCGCGGCCCTTGGGTTAGAACAGTGCCATTGCCAGCCACAGGATCAGCCACAACAGTGGGCCAACCCATAGGACATGCAGCAGCTTGTGGTCATCGTTTGCTGGCTCGTTCAGTTCACGCCAGCCTTGTGAGTACTTGTTCATGGTTCACTCCAGTTCAGGGAAGAAAATCCCTGCCCGGATCGCTCCGGGCAGGGGGGCAAGGCTCTTACGCCAGTTTCGTTACAGCACCGCGTTTCACCGCGTTCTCGCTGCGTTTCGGCAGGAGAGCGATGTACGGGTTACCGTACCGATTCGCCAGAAGAACGGGTTCCGTGCCGCCTTCCACCATGAAAAGCGAGTACTTGTTGATACTCGCCTTGAGCTTCTTCGCCAGTTGCTGCATCGTGCTGTAGCACTCTGCCGCGTTGCCAGCGTTGAACTTGCCCTCGGGATCACGCTTTAGCGCAATCTCGCCCTTGGTGTTCTTGACTATCGAAACACCGCCTTCAAAAGTTTTTGCACTCATGGCAAAACCTCCAGTGGCGACCTAGTTGTAAAAGAGCAGGTGAGTAGGTCATTTTCACCTACCCGTCGACGACTGCGCCGTCGACAAATCCAGACTCCCACAGCTTGACGTTAGTGTCAAGTGTCAGGGTTCCCGAGGGAGAAAATGACCCTTGCCGCAGTAGGGTCTTTCGTTGGGCAAGCGGGCGCTAGACGGGCGCAAGCGGGCAGGCAGGGGGGCACATGGACTGGCGAAAGCAAGCCCCCCGGTGTTGTAGGGAACCCCATACACCACAACCCAAAAATAGGACGTGTAAAGTTTCATTACTCAACTCTTGACACCCCCGTCATTCCGCGCCTATATTCCCCAGCATGGATAACCTGCCCCTACACCACACCAAATGGAACGACCGTCTCGCCTTTGACGTGGCGCTGACGCTTGAGGGCAGTGGTGAAACGCTCCAAGAAATCATGGGGCGGCACAACATCACCGCCAACGACATACTCGTCTACAACGCCGACCCCATCTTCTTGAAGAAGGTGGAGCACTACCGCAACGAAGTCCGCGACAAGGGACTGACGTTCAAACTCAAAGCTCGCGCACAAGCTGAAGAACTCCTGACAACTTCGTGGTTGTTGATTCACGATCCAGCCGTATCCCCCGCAGTCAAAGCCGACCTGATCAAGTCCACGGTAAAGTGGGCGGGACTGGAGCCGAAGGACTCAGCCCCCGGCGAAGGTGGTACTGGGGGAGTGAAGATCACCATCAACCTCGGGCCTGACCCCCGAGACTCCCGTACCATTGAAGCGACTACCATCGAGGCCGAGGATGCAACTGCCATCGAAACTTGAAGACCTGTTCACGCAAACCTACGAGGGGTTCAAAGCCGTGAAGCTGCGTAGCGCCTCCGAGGCTATCGTGCTGGAGAACGAACTCAACCGGCAGCGCATGTCCTACCAGACCAAGATCACGCGCAGCAAAAAGCGTGGGCGTGAGTTCATCATCCTACTCGTTGGATCGCCCAGTGCCGCTTGACATCAACTACACCCCACCGCCTACGGGCAAGAAGTTTATGGCCTCGGACGCCAAGATGCGCGTTCTCATGGGGCCGGTGGGCAGTGGCAAGAGCGTCACCTGTTCCTTCGAGGTGGTGCGCCGTGCGTCCATGCAGAAACCCAACGCCAACGGCGTGCGCAAAACCCGAGCGGCTATCGTGCGCGAGACGGCGCGGCAGTTGCAGGACACCACCATTAAGACGTTCCTTGACTGGTTTCCGCCCGGACAGTGCGGGGACTACATGCGCACCACCAAGACCTACTTCTTCAAGGTGGGCGACGTGGAGTGCGAGATCATGTTCCGGGCGCTTGATGACGCTGACGACGTTGCTAACCTGAACTCGCTGGAGCTTTCATTTGCGTGGTTCAACGAGTGCCGCGACATCCATCCAGACATCGTGGACGCCATGTCAAAGCGCGTGGGGCGTTTTCCATCCGCCAAGGATGGAGGCCCGACGTGGCACGGCATGTGGGGTGATACCAACCCGCCGACGATGGATACGTGGTGGTACTACCAGATGGAGGGGCTGGATGCCAAGGATGGCGTCTCGCCCAACAACAACGGCTGGGCAGTATTCAAACAGCCGTCTGGCCGTAGCCCCCACGCAGAGAACGTCGAGAATCTGCCGGAGGGGTACTATGACACGCAAGGTCGCTCCGAGGAATACGTTCGCGTTTACATCGACGGTGAGTATGGCCTGTCCTCGGCTGGTATGCCGGTGTACAAGTATTTCCGGCCAGACTACCATATGGCTTCAACGCGACTTCGCCCGATCATCAATGGGGTTCGACCCGTTGTCGTTGGGATGGACTTGGGCCTCACCCCAGCGGCTGTCATCGGGCAGCAAGACCCCAGAGGGCGTGCGCTGATACTTGACGAAGCTGTCTCGTTTGACATGGGCATCCAGCGGTTCGTCCGCACCGTCCTCAAGCCGTTGTTGTACGAACGCTTCCCCGGTGCGCCAGTGCTGGTTGTAACCGACCCGGCTGGTATCCAGCGGGCGCAGACCGACGAGCGCAGCGCGGTGGACATCATCAAGGCCGAAGGACTTAGGGTTATCCCTGCTAAGACCAACAACGTGTCGGCCCGCATCAACGCGGTGGACGAGTACCTCATGCGGCAGGTGGATGGCGACCCCGGCTTCCTCGTTGACCCCCGCTGCACCCAACTCAAAGCGGCCATGATGGGGGGCTATAGGTACAAACCCCGAGGCGATGGCGATATCGACAAGAACAAACACTCGCACGTTGCCGAGGCGCTACAGTACCTGATGCTGCACATCGCTTCTGCGGGGGAGGGACACTATATGCCACAGCGTCGTGAGGTCAAGGTTGTTGCTGCTGCCGGATGGACGTGATACATTGTCGTCACTGCTCCTTCAGCAGTTGTCACCTCTCCTCCCTTCAACTCCAGTTGGGATTTAGCCTCCGTGAGTATTTCCGGGGGCTTTCTTTTTGCTTGACACCCTGTATACTTGTTGGTAGAACCCTGCCGTAAGGAGGCGACATGGCTACCAAATCATTCACGATCTTCTCAACAAATCCCAAGATGGATACGTCTGGGGTGCGGGCGAAGATGCCTCAAATGGGTTACGACATGCGCTCGCTTCCTCCCAAGGAAGTGACTGGCGGCAAGTTGTTTATGAAAGCTCTGCGCGAGGAAGATGACCTCAACAAAACGCAGACCATCACTAACATTCCGAAGCTCAAGCAAGCCGCCAAGCTGGTCAACGGCGGCGCGTCTCCGTACATGGCGATGGAAATCGTCAAGGGTGAGGAGATGGACGAGGGCGAATACGGTAATAGCTGCTCCCACTGGAAGTAAGCACGATGGCTGGACTGACATTCCTGCGAGTTGTATCGAACTCCGAACTTGCGCGGCAAGAGCGAGAAGCCTCCGACCGCGCTTTGCAGGAACGCCAGAATCAATCTGTCATCCTCGGGTTG